GATGAATTCACAACAGCGCCAATAAAAGTAATTAAAGAAGAACCTTTAAAAGACAAGAGGATGTATTTTAATGAGAAGGAGTTTCAGCAACAACTAAGGGAATACCAACAAGCAGTTGTTTTTATTGATGGCGTACCAAAATCAACAAATAGAAGAGCTGAAACATATATAACAAAAGCTGTAATGGAAATCATAAATAGAATCATATCTATTTATCGCTATAATGCATTCGAGGAGCGCGATGACTTGAAGCAACAAGCATTTCTAGCTTGCTATGGAAACTTTCATAAGTTTGATGTGTCAAAAGGAAGTTGCTTTAATTATTTTAGTATCATAGCTAAAATAAGTTTACTTAATTATACTCTTAGAAAGAAGAAGCACAGAGGGCATTCTGATATAGAAGAAGCTTTAGATCTTGAATCGATTAGCCATTTCGATCACGGAAACTTTCTAAATGATTTAGAAAACAAACTATATAGAATTATAGATGAGAACTTTCTAAATAAAAGAAGAAAGAGATATCAACAGATAACAAGTGTTATAGTAGAGTATCTTAGAACTACTGTAGTGTTTGTTGGTAAGACAGATCTATATTCATACGCAAGAGCATTTGGAATTAAGAATACTGAGATAAGAGCATTTGTTAATGACATTAATAAGAAAGAGAATATATTCCAACACTTCTCTCAATATATGTGATGGTTAAAATGGAAGACGAAGACGAACTTGACAATCTATTAAATCAACTCAATGATAATCCTATAACAGTTGTGGAAGAGGCAAAGGCCCCAGCTGTTATTGATGCCATAGAAGAAGATGAAATACTAAGAAGAGGACTAAAGGAAGTAGAAGATGATAGAGAGCTAGCTAAGAAAGCTTTCGATCTTTTCTATCCTAACCTAGCTTTGGAGAAAGACAAGTCCCAAGGTAGCAAGGAAGCTATTATGAAAGCCATAGAGCTTCGTATACTTGCTAGTAAGACAACAGTAGAGTTGTTAAAAGCAAAGAATTCAAGACAAAAAGATGCTTCTAGTAATGTTGGTATATTCATTAATCAAAACAAATCAGGAATAGATTTAAAAAACATTAAAGATAACATTGAGGATTAAAATGAATCTTAAAGAAATGTTAATATTAGAAGAGAACCTATCTACTACAAAATTTCTGACTATGCTAGCTAATATCTATATAGATAAATCACAACAAAGAACTGATGAGGAGAAGAAGGTTCTTCTTAATAAGTTTGCTGATATCATACATAAGAATTCTTTTATGACAAAATCACAGCACAAAGAGAATGGTGTTGCCAAAGCAATTAGGTTCCTAATGATAGTTAACAACCTAACAACTAATGATGGCAATGCAATTGCCAATGAAATACTTAAAGAAAAGAAGTTTGGTAATGTATTAAGAAATGCCGATAGAAGCGCAAAGACATTTAAAGATGCTAGTAAAAATCCTACAAGTATTAGCAAAAAGATTGGTGGAGAGAACTTTAAGTCAACTCATAAAGATTTAAAGACCCCAGCAATAAACGAACTAAACCCAATGGAATGGCAGCAAAGAATACGAGCAGAGATAAGTAAGATCAAATAAAAAAGGAGCCAATTGGCTCCTTTTGTTTATCTACCCATGTTCTTCTTTACTTCATCCATAAATTTAAGCTTCTTACTAAGAATCAAAGCACCATTTGTTCTTCTCTTCTTTTCATTTTCAATTGTTTTTTCTCTTGCCAATCTTTCCCAAGGAGCTTCTTCCTTCTTGCTTTCCTTTGGTTCTTCTTTCTTGGTGGCAGCTTTGCCTTTGAATCTTTCTGGGTTGTTTATCGGCTTATCAACTCTCTTTAATCCAAGTCCATTGATATAATCAACCATTTTCTTTTCAACATAATCAATGAGCTCGTCTTCCATGTCCCCAAACATTTTCTTAACAAACATTGGATAAGATTTTTTCTTTTCAATAACTTCTTGTAATCTACTTACATCATTTCCAGCAGCTTTCATAGCTTTGATTCTTTCTTCTATAGCCTTTAAGTCTTTTACCTCTTGTCTTATTCCTTCGGGGGCTAATGTTGGAAGATTAAAATTGCTAAACGTTACGATAGGTTTATGACCACCACACTGTTCATAGATTTTATCAAAACCAAAGTCAACCATAGACAAAGCTTTCTTTCTAGCTGTACGTAAGTCCATTAATCTTTTAAGCTCATTAGAACCAGCCGATGCCGATTCAGGACTTCTTGCCTCAGCATCAGCTTTCGCCTTTTTGTCATGATCTTTCCATGGTAAGCTAACTATTTTATCTATATCATCAAAATATGCGTTAATCTTTTGCTTGATCTTTGATCCGAACTCTTGCTTGGCTTCCAACACAGCTTTTTTTCCAGCTTCAACAAAGTTTATTCTTGCCTTGTCTTCACTGTCCATATCTGGGTTAGCAGCAAATTGAATCATACCTCTCCAGCGTCTTATGCCAGCAGGATATCTTTTGTTGTCCTTTCCAATAAGCATAGAACCAGCATAGCGATTTGGTTGACCTTTTCCAGCCTTATCAACTTTTTCTTCACTATCATATTTCTTAGCGAAATCAGCCTTAATAACAGAATCGCTAACCTTAGCAAACTTGGTCTTACCAGCTGTTCTACTATCTTCTATCTTGTTGGCTTCATTCTCTCTAGTCTTTTCAACTTCTGCCTTAACACCTTTCTCGTCAATCATATTTTTATCAGAAGTTCTTCCATTGTCCTTTTCATATTTGGACTTCTCAGAAATCTTTTCTTTAAGAATTTTAACAAGAGGTTTTCTGAACCTTGGGTCATTTGGAGAAAGCCTGTAAGCGTTAACAGCATTTTTATAAGCGGCATTCCATTTATTGTTAACGCCAAGAGCAGTAAGTTCTTTTACTATTTTCCAATCATAGTTTGATGTGCCAGCTTCGTGCTCTCCACCTTCTATTCTTCTTATTAACTCTTCTATCTGACTTATCTCGCCTGAATTGCTACCTTTCATAACCTTACGAGCAGTACCAGTAGAAACATTTCCCATCAATTCTTTAATCTTATTAGTGTCCCTTTTATAAGGATCCTTTTTTAGTTCCTGTGCTAATTCTGCTTCGCTACCAGCAACTTTCTTAAACTCTTCACTCCCTAAGGCATTCCATAATCCATAAGTAGTTGGCTTAGCATTTTTTATTAACCATTCAAAAGCGCCAGTGCTTCTGCTTCCTTTGCTGCCAGTACCAATATCGGGCTTGATTACTTTACTGATTAAAGCATTAACAACGTTGGGAAGATTCTTTCTATTAATAGGAAGGTCAATAACGTCAGCAAGGTCATCAAACGTAGCAGAGTCAACTCTACTAACATCTTGTAAAAATGCTGGATCAATAAGGTTTACTGTGTGAAGTGTAGCAAGTCTTTGTGTGTCTGAGCGATGTATGTCTTTAATCTGTGATATTCTTTTCTCATCTCGTTCACTACCATGGCGCATTGCGTTTTTAGATTTTCCACCCTTTGATTCATGGTGATCTGATATTGTAAAACCAGCATTCTTAAATAGCTCTTCATCAAAGTCGCCATAGTCAACTACAACACCGTGTTGACCCTTCTTCAAGTTCATAAACTCTGGATGGTTCTGACCATACTGTAGGGGCTTTAATGTTATCTGGCTTTCTTTGAACCCCTGTTTTAATAACTGACGATAAGCTACCATAGCGCTGGCCAATCCGTCAAGATCAACATGACTATAAAGAATGATATGTTTGGCTTGTTTTCCGCCAACCTTTGTCTTAATGCCACTCTCAAGTAAATCTAATACATCTTCTTTAAAATTCATGTTCGGCTCTCTTTAAATTTATCTTTTCAAAAAAAAATAGTTGACCAAAATCAACTATTTAATTTCTTATAATAGTTTTCTAAGTTGTTTCTTTTCTTCTATTATCTTCTTCATATCAATTCCCGGGTCATTGCCGCTGGCTTCTATAAAATCTTCAAGTTGTCTTGGCACCATCTTGTCGGTATCATCTAGTCTTTTCTTTATGTCCTTCTTTTTTAGATCGTTTTCTTTCTTCTTTAAATCTTCTTCTATTTGTGCCCAATCCAAAGCATCCGCTGCAGGGCCTTGTCCAATTAGCCTTAATCCTAAAGAAGTGTTTGCAAGCAATTGACCAATTTTGGTTCCAACATAACCAAATATGAAAGCAATGAAAGAAATCGCTTTCCAATCAACTATTTTTTCAAGACCTATAATAGATCCACCGAAACCAACTGTCATTATAGAAACTACAGCAGAAACGATTATGCCAAAGAATCTTTCAGAGAGTTTTCTGTGCTTCTTTATAGAAGCGAAATAGTCCTGTGATATTGATCCTAGAAATGCTGAGATAATTATCGGCAAAAGAGATAAAATATTGAAATCTAAAAACACTTTTATTCCTCACTCTCTGTTTCTTTGCACTCACCTTCTTCTTTTATTATTAATTCATATCTATGATTAAGCAAAGTCGTTCCGATTATAAATATAAGTATTGTCATAGCAAAAGTAGCAATCATAAGAACTTCTTTCAAAATAGTTCCATGATTAATATAACTAATATATAATTCTTTCTGTGCAGAAAAGTTTTTTAAAGTAACCATTGCTTCTTGATCATTCTTCAATTGATTAACTAATTTAAATCCTTGATTAACTATTATTTGTCCGTTGTTTTGAAGCATTCCTCTCTCATCAACTAATAATTCACCCTTTAAGTCTTGTCTGTTGTCTATATAGCTAGTAACTAAAAATTCAAAGCTTGCCAAAGCTTCAAGGCCATATTTTTCATAAAGACTTCTTAGATTTGCTTCTGTAAAATTATCAAATGTATATTCTGGTTTTTCTGGCACAGTAAACTGCCAACCATTTAATGAACTGTCAAGTTTTAGAATCCTTGTAATTGCTTGTGTAGCAAGCTCTGGACTGTTATGAAGATTTGCTTCAACTTCGTAGGTTCTAGTTCTTCCTAGAGAACTGCAGTCAACACTGAAGTCACTTATTACTCCAGTTCTTGATCCTATCCACATGTCATCGCCATCACTCTGTACACCATTTAAATAGTACCCAACAATATTCTTAGCGAATATATTAACTATTGGATGATCGTCACTATCAAAATTCTTTAAATCATTTGTAAGATTTTTCTTATCATTGCCATAATAATTTAATATATCTCTTTTAATGTTCGCAGCAATTAAATCAGTTGTTGCTTTGGCTTCATCTCTTAAGCTATGTATTTTTCCATTTATGAATGCCCACTCATTGTCCCTAAGACCAGCCAATACATCTTCGTTAACTTTTTTACTGTCCATTGTGCTTTGATATTGTATTAAAGTAAATGCACCAAGAAATATAACTATTGATATAAAAAATGTAGCAAGGTTCTTGTATAAGTGCATTGATTTACTTTCTTTAACTTCTTTCTTTTCTTCCATTTTTTGGTTCCCGCTACACATTAACTTTGCAAATTGTTTTTAATGATGACCAACGTAAATATAATCATAAGGATAATCTTTACAATGGCAATGAATCAGAAAGAGCTGGACTTCGTGAACTCTATCAAATCAAAGATAACTAAGTATGGTATACCCATCACACTGAGAGAAGCATTAGATTATGGAAGCAATCAATTCATTGATACGATATATAATAACCAGACCACAGAGCTCGTTGACATGAAAATCGAAAGAGAACTATGTGCCCGCTCTCCCAATTATTTCCTATCTAACTATGCAGTATTTAAAGTAGTTGGTGTTGGTGTTATTCCATATTCGCCCTACTATTTTCAACAAGAAACTCTTAAAGATTTACCCACATTAAAAAAAGCTGTATTCATTAAATCTCGTCAGGTCGGTATCTCAACCACTACCGCTCTCTATTGTCTTTGGAAGTGTTTGTTCAACGCTGGTGAAACTATTGTAATCATTTCCAAATCACAGAAAGCAACCTCTGACTATATGGATGTTGTTCGCCCCACATTGGATTTCTGCCCACTGTTCCTTAAGCAAGATGTAACACTTAATAACCAGAAAGAACTTAAGTTTGCTAACAGATCCAGAATGATTTGCGAAGCAGCATCAGAAAACGCTGGTCGTTCTAACTCGGCTTCACTACTAATACTTGATGAAGCCGCATTCTATAAGACAGACAGAATGATTCGTAAGATTGTAGCATCAGCTATGCCAGCTCTTGTTGCATCCAATGGTGACTTAATAATCATCTCAACTCCCAATGGCCTAGTTGGTCCCGGTCAATGGTATTACGAACAAGTACAGAACTTAAAGACCAAGGGCAATACCAATAAAGAAAAACTTATCGAGATTGAATGGTGGAACGTCCCAGACAGAAAAAATACTGATACACCAAGAGGATATAGCGATAAACTGGCCGAACTTGAATCCAGACATTACTATAGAAACAAGAATGTCTTTGATGATGGTAAAGCTTTCTTTGCTCCTATTGAAAAGAATTGGAGAGAGAACGCTTGGTTATCCGCAGCACACAATGACTTGGGAGATGTTCTCTTCCGCCAAGAAATTTTGCACTCCTTTACAATCACTGACCAAACAGTGTTCGACGATGCAACTCTTGATAAGGTTCGCGATAAAATAAAGTTATTCTCGCCATTAGAAGAGAACACACTACTTAAGTATCCACTTAAAGGATTAGTCATATGGAATTACCCAGTACCCAACCATCGCTATATCATAGCATCAGACATTGCTAAAGGTTCTGGCAAAGACAACTCAACTATGCAAGTACTTGACTCAGATACACTTGAACAAGTTGCAGAGTATCAAGCCAAAATCACCACATCCAATTTCGCCAAGAACCTACGCAAGCTCGCCACTTATTATAACGAAGCATTCGTAGTAGTTGAATCAAACTCTATTGGTGAAGCTGTTTTTAATGCTCTGTATTACGACGAGAACCAGCCATATCAGAATATGTATAAACAGAAACTCACAAGAAACAATCTGTCATTTTTCACTGGATGGCAAACCACTGCCAAATCCCGCGACCTCATTATTAATAACTTCATTGATTACATTAATAACCCAGAGCTATTTGATTTGCTATCTATCAAGTCCCCACGTCTTCTACATGAAATGACTACTTGGGTCCACTCAGCTAACGGACGTATTGACCACCTAGATAACTCAAATGACGACCTCATCTTCGCATTCTGTCTAGCTTTGTTTCTTAGGTCCAAAGCCGCCCACTCAGGAGCTTCTTTCATTATTAATGAAGAAGGAGATACAATAGAGCCCAACTCAACACAGAAGCAATCCTTACTTACTTATGAAGAAGAACTCTATCAAGAAGAAATGGTTAAGCAGGCAAACGTTCCCGACATCGACACTTACAATTGGTTAATCGGAGGACTAAATACAAAGTAGATAAACTATGACCGAAGATTTCCACCAATCATTATCCAACCTCAACAACCAAATCCACTCTAAACAAAACTATTTAAACTTACTCAATCAATCCCTACAAGAGAAACTAAATCCTATCACTCTATTGTTTCATCATATCCAGTTTGAACCAATCACTTATAAACAAGGAGAGACTCCACACAAAGATGACTTTATTCATAAAGCAACTTATACTCATTATATAGATAGTCCAGTTCAACCACCACAACTTCCCATCTCTCCATCTTATATTCTAGATACTTCTCTCCATAATAGAATATCACAAGGAAAAATTACAATACATATGTCTAAGACACATAATAGAATAGTATTAGAAGGACCTCCATCCCCACAAGGATTATCTATATCGTATGATATAGTTTATTCCCTTAATCCAATTACTCTTATGTACTCAAGTAATTCGTCTAGTAGAAATATCCTTTTGCCAGATAACTTCTTTCAGAAAGCAGAAGAGTTTACTAAACTTCTTATTATAGATCAGAAACAAAAGCAATTAGATTCTTTAACAAAGAAAGAAGAAGAGCTATTATCAGTATTATCTCCCAATGATGTTATCAAAGCCAAATTAGAATATTTATAATTGTTAAAAAACGTTATTCTTTCATTAACTTACTCTAATTACTATTAATTCCCAGTAACTACATTATCATTTCCAATAACTATTCAAATGTTATCCACATAAATGTACACATGATGCTATATAATCATTGCTATTATGATATCGTATTCAACTTTACAGGGGGCCATTTCAACAGTCCCCGCTCTCTCCTCATACCTTCAATTAATTCCTTCCACAACCTCTTAGGGATAAACCTACTCACCTATTTATTCCCGCAAAAGCTTAAATATTGCCATTATTTAATCTATTATTCCCTTAATCTATTTAAATATTTAATAAAATAGTTTTGGCCCTATACCTTTTTGAAATCTATACACAAACTATCCACAGGCAACTTATCCACATATACATCCACAGATTAAATTATATAATTATTCATGAGTTTAAATGTTAAATTGTGTATGATGTGGATAATTTAAGAAGCAAAGGAAAAGCCAAACAAACTTCCCACTGTATATATATATTATGAACAACAGATTCTATACATGGCAAGGATTAAATAATGAAACACTTACATTCAATAAGCCCACTAAGGTACAAAGAATATATAACACAAACATCCCATCCAAAGGTTATTATATAGCATGTGATGCTGACATCCTTACTTATAATAGAAGAGTAATAAGAAACAATTTAATATTAGATAGTAGGAATATTAAATGAATCATTCAGGCCCATCATCTAGACCATGTAGTATAGGATTCATATCCAATTACTATAAGGCATCTATTAAATCCCATAGAACCAATCTACCATCAGTTCCTTATAAGTGTATATCCAATAAGGTTTACTTTGCCTATAGAGGAAAGATTGTAGGAGTAATGACATGATACTTACCAATAGACATATAGATAGATTAGACAGTACACAGAATGCGCGCATCGCTAGAGCAAATGATATAACAAAATTCTATAAAGGAATAGCTTCCTACTTAAATGATGTATGGTATAATCCAGATCCATCTGTTAAATATATTATATATGATACAGTAAGCGGGTCAGTACTTAAGATTATACGTTGAAGAGATTTAAAAACGGGTAGGCAGGAATTGAGGGCTTATGGCGGGGGTGGGGTGTATAGACCAACTCAAAACTTCACGCCCCCAAAAGGCCCCCAGTTTATTTTTTCCTATAATATAAGTGTAAAGGTGAAGCTCCAACACTATTTTTACGTATATAGAAATAAAGGTGAACGAATGGAAAAGGCAATAAGCTTACTATTAATTTTTATTGGAGAATTGCTGGCTGTTTATTCTGAGATGTATATTATAAAATATGGAATAGACATAAAGCATTTGCTATGGGTAGTGTTCACAATAACAATGGCGGGCATCCCATTACTTGCTGGCTACTATTTAGGTTATAAGGCTTTCAGTAATGCTTGGCCGATAGCAGTTGCATCCATTAGTTCTATAGTACTAGTTGAACCACCTTTAATATTATTAATGACGGGTAATTTACCTACAGCAAGTCACATAGTAGGTTTTATGTTGGCGACACTAGGACTAATAATAACAGTCATATTTTAACCCCTTGACAAAATCCCCATCTTATAATATATTAAACCTATGAAGAATTATATGCATGAAACTAGTGAGAGAAATATTCTTTTTAAATCCAAGTACCGTATTGGAGTTATCAGGTATAAAACTGGCAGACTAGTCTTCCCGACCTTAATCATAAGAAAACAATATTTGGTGATTATAGGAACTTTATTAAACTTTTAAAAGAAAGGGGTAGTCAAATGTTGAACAACGATACACATTTCATGTTCTTTGAACCTATAGACAGTAATAATGAAAGAAACTGGAGTAGAGTCTATAATGATGTTTGGAAGAAAGGGGAATCTTATGAAGAGCGATACTACACAAGAAAATATGGTAGACATAGAAAGGTTATAGTAGATAAGACAATGGAACAGTTTTTGAAAAAGCATAACAGTTTTTAAATGAATTACTTTGTAGCAAATATAAAGAAAATAAATAGAACTGTTAGACTCATTAACAGGCCCCTGTCTAGGTATAAAGAAAATATAGGTCATGTACTGATAAACTCATTAGATGAGAATGATGATTATTCTATGATGATAATTAATAAAAGAAGAGGAAGAGATACTTACATTAAGTTAAAGAATGATATCTATAGGAGATGGTGAGTTGAATATTGAAGCAATTGATTTTAAAGTCAAGCCTAGAAGATTAAAAGTTACTTGGACTACTTTAAATGAAGACCAGCTAAATGGTATGATGAACCTTAACTCTGAAGAAGAACTAATTAAATTTCCTAGTAGTATAGCTGGAAGTTTGGCTGGTAGAGTGCCATCAAAGAAAGAACAACTGAAAGAGCGTAAAGGAAAAAAATTTGTGGATTCGTATGGAAAATGGTTAAAGGAAAAAAATAAAAATTTGCCATACAACGATAATTATGAAGCATACGATTTAAACGATGAGGCGTATGACATTAAAAGTAACTTGTTAAAAGAATATATGTTGGAGAGATTGTAAAGTTAATATATCCTGAGGATATATTAATTGAAACGAAGATACCTAGAAAAAATAAAATTTGTTAGTAGGATAAAAGACCTGATGGTCGTTCTATTTTTTACGCTTGCTCTTGTGCCAGTAGTGTTGGCTTTTTATATTATGCTGAGTGTGTTGCTATGACAAGTATAAACGATAACATAGACAAACAACACAATGACATTATAAATGGTTTGAATAGCTTGCTAAATACCGACATGAAAAAAATGGAAGATGTTAAGATTGCTATGCAATTGTGTAGTTATTATATCAATGAACATTTTAAAAGTGAAGAAGAACTTATGCTTGGCGTTGATTACCTAAAAGAAGCATTTGAAAAACACAGGAGTGAGCATAAGAGATTAAGTCTTGATTATCAGAAGTTATTATTAAAATCTGTTCACTCAACCATACATGAATACTTTCCAATGGCGCACGATTTTGTGGAGTCATTTTTAAATAAGATAGAATTTCATATTGAATTCTTTGATGCACCAATTAAAGAATGGATTGATAACAGAAAACTTTAAAGATAATATTATGAAATACGAAAATAAGCATGAAACAAATACAGAAAAAAGAATTATTGAATCTCTAATTCATCAAGCACAAATCAAGAGTGGAAACACTGGTGTAGAAAAAGCTGTTAATGATAAAAAGACTATTGGTACTGCCAAATTAGCCCAAGAAAGAATAGTAAATGCTTTAAACCCAGAGCATAAGAAGTTTAATGATAAGAGAAATAGAAAGAGAAGAGAAAAGAGAGCTTTATCAAAGAAAGGTACTAGTGATGCTATGCGTAATGTTTTGGATAGTGTAGCTAATGCCAAAGATTTAATGCACCATTTAACGGGGAAATGAAATGAATTTAAAAGAATTACTTGAAACAATTAAATCAAAGAAATTTAAAGAGATGACATCTTGTGAAGATCCAGATGATATCAAAGAAAGTGTTGGAAAATCAATATTCGAAAACTACAAAGAAGCACAAGAACAATTTGACATTATCGAATCAGCAGTTGAAGAGATGGCAATACAAAACAATATGGACCCAGAAACTCTTTGGGGAGAATTTGAAAATTTGTCGGACGAAGAGTTAATTCAATTTGCAGAAGATTCAAAAGGCTATAAAAGTGAAACAGGCGGACTTACTCAAAAAGGACGCGATCATTACAATCATGAAACGGGTAGTCATTTAAAGGCACCAGTAACGACACCACCAAGTAAGTTGAAGCGTGGAAGTAAAGCAGCCAAAAGAAGAAAATCTTTTTGTGCTCGTATGAGTGGTTTAAAAGGACCAATGAAAAAGCCAAATGGTAAGCCAACCAGAAAGGCATTAGCTTTAAGAAAGTGGAATTGCTAGCAAGGAAGAAAAAAGCCACTTAATTAAGTGGCTATATTTTTTAAATATTAAAGTTATCGTAAATTTTGTTTCTTTGATTATTTACTTTAATAAATGTAGTTCTTTTATTTAGATGTTTTAATTTTGTAGCTCCAACATAAGTAAGAGCAGAATTTAATCCACCAGTAATTTGATTTAATGTATTTGATAATTTACCTCTAAATGGAATTAAAGAGGTAGATCCTTCGCTTGTTTTATAATCTGGTATTTCTACATAATATTTTTCCATAGCAGTAGTTGATGACATTCCATAAAACTTGGCAAATTTTGGAATTTGTATTTTTAATGAATTTGAACTTGTTGAAGAAGGATCAGGAATCAAATCATATACAATATTTTCTTCGCTTGTGTTTTCTTCGTGAGCAGAAAGCATTCCGCCAATCATTACAAAACCATCACCAGAAGCCAATGCTTTTATAACATCTGCTGGTTCATTACAACCACCATCTGCCACAATCCAACCACCCAAACCTTTAACGGCATTACTGCACTCAATATTACAAGAAAGCATAGGATAGCCAACCCCAGTCATTTTTCTAGTGGTACATCCAGAACCACCACCGATTCCTATTTTTACGACATCTGCACCAGCCATTATAATAGCTTCTGCCATATTAGGGGTAGCAACATTTCCAGCAATAATAATGAGCTTAGGAAATAAATCCCTTGCTTCTTTTACAGCATCTAAGAATGTTTCAGTATATCCATTAGGAACATCAAGACAAAGCCACATCTGTTCTTTTCCACAATCTCTATGTGCTTGAAATACATCCTTCATTTTTTGATTGTCCTCTTCTCTAATTCCAAATGTAGGAATAATGTAGGTAGGATTGTGGGTAGACAACTTTAGAGATACTTTCCAATCATCTACTGTGTAGAACTTATGAATAGCTGTAAGCATCATTCTTTCTGCCATTACATATGCAGCATTGAATGTGCTAACTGTATCCATATTTGCAGAAATAATTGGTACGCCTCTCCAGCTTACTTTTGAATGTGGAAAAGTAAATTCTCTTGTAATGTTAACATCTCGCCTACTTGTAATTGATGTTGATTTATCTGCTCTCTGTGGAACAATAAGAACATCACTATAATCTAATTTTATATCTTCTATGATTAGCATTTTTTCTCCTATACAAAATATATACTAGGATGTAAATAATGTCAAGAAAAGATAAATCTATGAACACTCAAGAAATCAAAAATAATATAGAAGATTTGGCAGACTATTTAGGTGTTAGTGCTGCACTGATGATGAAGTTTGTGTTGAGTAAAGAACATTTAATTATATCTAGTACCAATGAGTTTGCACCTATAAAAAAATTTAGTGGTTTAACTGGGTCTAATTTGTTAAGAGATATATGGAACAAGTATTCTAAAGAACACCCTGAAGTTAAGCCCGGAACTGTATTCGGGTACTCTAAAAAGAAAGTAGCTAGTGTAATAGGAACCAGAACAAAAAAGCCAATATTAAGAGTTCATCTATTTGAAGAAGAAGATGGAAGTCTTGATTATAATGGTGTTCAATATCCACTAGTATTTGCTAGTGGATCCACGGCAATATGATCTACAATAGAAGATTTTTTAATGGAAACAAAAAAGTTGTATAAAATGGCACAAATAGCTGAAGAAGAAGCTAAGAAAATCGCTGATCATAAAGTAGTTGGAAAGATTTCAAATAAAACATTGAAGGAATATATTGAAATGAATGAAAGTTCCGCTGAAAAAATGAAGAGTGATTTAGTTATAATTAGAAAAGAATTCCTTAATGGCAAACTAGATAACGAGATTTATAGAAGAACTTGGATTAAGCCAATGATCGATTATATAAAAAAGTCGGGAACAGGAATAATAAATTTTGAGACAAATGACAAAACAGCTGAGGAATTGTTTGGGTCAGATTACAGAGCGGTTAAAAAAATTAAGAACGATTACTCTTCAAATCATTTATATAATGTAGAAATAGAGTCCTGTGGATATTATGCTATTATATATGAGAATGGGTATAACGAGTATTTCTTTGATAAGGAAGTACCACAAAGCTTTGCTGAATTTGAGAAGAGTTTTAATAGAAGAATAAATATTTTGGAACTAGATGACGATGCCAGTAAAAAGCTTTTATCAGGAGCGCCACCCTTTGGTAAGAAAGGAAACAAACAATTGAAAGAAAGTTTTTTAACACTAATTGAAGCAGCAACAGAAGAAGAAAAGAAGAAGCAAGAGAAATATAGAAAGAAGAGCGATGTTTATAAAGAAAGACAAGTAAATATAGAAAACAAAGCAACAACACAAATTGTTCCAAAGGATGTTCATAACTCAAAAAATGCCTATCAGAATGATATTGCTTTAAGTGTTGGTAGAATTGTTAAGTCAATGGTTAATGGAAAGAATGGAGAATACAACAGGGAGGCTATTCTTTTAAAACAAAATGTAGTAAGTGAATTCAAGAAGAAGCATCTATCAGAAATTAATGAAGAGTCATTGAAGTTCACAAAAGATGATGCTAGATATAAATTTGGTATCGACTTCATTAATAAGATATTTGGCGATAAAGAAAGAAAGACAGCTCTCGAATTAGTAAGAGCTTGTAATGCTTCTTTAAGTAAGGGTAGTGAAGGTAGTGAAGGTTATCTAATCAATGCTGGTGAACATAGCTGGAACCATACACAAAGAATAAGCGAAGGTGGAAACCATAGAACTATTAGCTTAATGTATATTGGAACACCAATAGAAGCAGCAGTTAATAAAGCAAAAACTGATGGTTCTGATATAGCATCTAAAATAGAGGATATTTCAAATGCTGGACACTTCCGCAACAGTATAGGATTTGTTCGTTATAGTATTGTAAGTGATAGATGGATACATATTGACGCTATTCAGACAGATTTTTTCAATAAGGTAACAGGAAGTATTAGAGGAGCTTCTGTTTCGAAAGAAGACCAGAAACTTGTATCATTTATAGTAGGCAAACAAGACACTGTATTTAAAACTCTTATTAGTAAAATGAAGGCAGACAATCCAAAAGTATCTATTTACACAATGAATAATGCTGAAATGGTTAAGAAAGTAGAACATATGCAAAGTGATGAGAAGGTAGGTAGTTTGTACACTTCTTATCCAACTAAACTAGGGTTTGTTAATAAGCCAGTTAGTTATTTAACAAGCTCACTAAATACAAGAAAGAGAAATGACACTAAAGGTTCTCCAAGTGAATTTCAATTCGATCAGAATGAAAAGACTTTTTTACATGATATTGGAGCAAATAAAGAGCAAGAAGTTATCCCAATGGCTTGGCTCGATAAACTTCATATTCTTTTAAAGAGTGATGAGTTTTGGAAAGGCGAGCTACAAGGTGGACATCATGTAGGTTATAAGAAAGAGAGCCAAAAAGATGCTGTTGAAATAATTGGACATAAAATCGCAGAAGAAATGGATAGTACTTTCAGAGATAGTGGCGAAGAACTTTTTAGATATTCACTGACATTTGTTCATCAGATATTTAATACTATCAAATCAACTGTTGAAAATAGAATTAATATGTTAGCAAGAGAAGGTCAAGATTGGAATGGCGATCCAGAATTTAGAAAGAAATATGATGGTAGAATAATTTCATTCATTGGTTCATTTAGAGAAATGATAATTTGGAAAGTAGAACAAAAATTTAATGAATTAAACCGTGAAATAGAAAAGAGCAATAAAGGTGCTGGTAATACTAGCATATGGTGGGCAAATAAATCAATGCTTCATGAAGGGTTTCAATTGAAGGTAACAGATTTACTTTAAATCTTGATAAGCTTGGTAAACTTTTCGAAGAAATCTCTTATAGGTCTTTCCGTCACCAATTGCTTTCTTCATCTTGTTTCTCATAATTAATTCATCGGGATCTTCATCGTTTACTATGGCATTTGGCAACTTTCTATCCATCAGAGCTTTATAATCCCGAACCACTTTTCCTTTACCAAGGCCTTCAATATTTAATACATCAGCTAAGTAGTCATTGATGGATTTTCCGGATTGTTTAACTGCTTTAGCGATTTGAACTGCAAATGCACCTACTTCTTGTGTGTCACTTAAATAGTTCTGGTCGTTGTATAAAGTAATCAAACCTTTTAGTCTTTCTACTGAAACGCCATCAAGGCCTTTTGTACTTATTTGATTAAGACCTTTTGTGTTAAAATCAAAATCATTGCCCTTTTCTTTTCTTGATTTTTGTTGTAGTAGGTGTGTATATTCGTGAGTCAAAGCTTGAATCAATCTATTGACAGTGGTTTCAAGCTCTTCTTTGTTTACTTCGGATAAAGCATCTCTTATGTCATCAAACATCTTCTTAGATATTGCAATTTTCTTTGTGGTTTCATTGTAGGTAGCATTTCTTCCAATTAGTTCTTTAATAACAAAGTTGTTGCCGTCTTTGTTTAATTTCATGTGAATCTTAGTGACTTTTGAACTTGCCACTCCAGTTCTATCTCTCTCTGACATTTTCTTTAATGATTCAAGTTCTTTCATCAAATCTTCTTTTATCCAGTCAAAATCTGGCATGTCTTTTGCAATGCTTTCTAAGAATAGTTTTAGTTTCATACAGTTATCTTTTCCGTAAATAGGTATGAAAAGATAACTCTATAAGGATATCCTTAACAATGATAGGAATTTATAAAATAACAAACAAAATAAATGGAAAAGTTTACATCGGACAATCTTGGGACATAGAAAAAAGATGGGCTAATGAAAAAAGTGGCAGAACAAACAACCATCTACTTAAGTCATTTAAAAAGTATGGCTTCGAAAATTTCCATTTTGAAGTTCTGGAGAATTTGTGTGAAAACACCCCACAAGAATATTTGGATATAAAAGAAGATTTTTATATATTAAAAACAAATTCTCTAGACCCTAATTTTGGATATAATAAAAAAAGAGGTGGGCACACAGGAAAGCATACTCAAGAAACTAAAATCAAACTAATGGAACTTAATCTTGGAGAAAACAACCCTAATTTTGGAAAAAAGGCATCTGAAGAGACAAGAAAAAAAATGTCTGAAATTAGAGTTGGGGACAAAAATTTCTTTTTTAACAAAAAACATAATGAAGAAACAAAAAGAAAGATATCAGAAGCACAAAGTAAAAAAGTAATATGTGTAGAAACTGAAATAATTTATAAAAGCTTAAGAGAAGCAAGTAAAAGCTTTGGTCTAACACCTAGGTCAATTGCACAAGCAATTGAAAACAACTGGAAGTCCGCCGGTCTTCACTGGAAGTATTATGTTATATAATGGAAAATTTATTAAGATGGACCCTTTGTCCGCTGCAAAAACTCAGACGCAAATAAACCAAAGTAACTTTGTTACTCAAGATTTAAAATCAGAAATATCAAAACCGAAACAGGTAATAAACGGAGATTACGACCAAGGTATAGGCCTTGAATATGGAAACACATCATTTACTGGCGCTGGAACTTCTTCACAGCCATATGATAAGAAAACAACTTATAGTGTTTATAGTGAAATGGCACAGATGGAGTTCATCAATAAAGGTCTTACAATAATTGCCTCAAACGCTTCTAAAAAGAATGTTCAAGAAAACGTATTCAAACTCTATAGTGAGAATGAGGATATAAAAGAAAAACTTAATGACTTATTCTTTAATCGTCTTGATATGAATAACGATTTGTATAACATTTTCTTTGAAACCGTTAAGATGGGCGACAATTATTACGAAGTAATACCTGATGATTATGAAAATCCAAAGAAGATTATTTATATTCGTTATCTCGATCCAAGAAAGGTTATCAGAATAGAAATAAACGGAAGATTATCACACTTTGAATACACAATAGAAAACGATAAAGACGCCAAGATGGTATCTAATGACACCTCTGTTAAAGAGCTTACTTATAAACTCCAGCCATGGCAAATTATTCACTTTAGAATTCCTGATAAAGAAAGCGAACCCTATGGCGGTAGCTTATTGAAGCCAGGAGTTTCTACATTTAGAAAGCTTTCATTATTGGAAGACATTGTTCTTGTTTATACATTGAGCAGAGCACCAGAAAGAAGAGTATTCTATATTGATGTTGGTAATATGAACGTTACTGATGCCAAGAGATATATGCAGAGAATTAAGGATGAATATCGTTCCAAGCCACTTCTTGATGAAACTGGTGAGTACAACAAAAGAGCTAATCTTCTTTCTATTACCTCTGACATTTTCGTTCCAACAAGGGCAGAGGGTAACAATGCTACGAAAATTGATACTCTACAAGCTGGTCAAGGATTGGCTGGTGTTGAAGAATTCCTAAAGTATTTCAAAGAAAAGATTCTAAAAATAATGAACATTCCTCTTTCATATATGGATGCGAGTTCTGACCATAGTAGAGGAAGTGCTGCTTCAAGTGATGCTGATTTCGGTTTATTTATTGAAAGAGTTCAAGCTCATATTGTAGTTGGATTAAATAAGATTGCCACTCTTGAATTGCTTTTTAATGGATTCAAAAAAGAACAACTAACAAACTTCAATATTAAGATGACCAATCCAAGTAACATTGGAGAAATTAGCAATATAGAAATAATGAATCAAAGATTTGGATTGCTACAAACAATTCAAGGTCTTCAGCTGTTCAGTAACAAATGGATGTTGAAGAATGTCATGAAGATGACAGATAAAGAAATTGCTGATGAAATCCTTAATAAGACACTAGAATTACAAGCATCTGCAGGTAGTCAACCAACTGATGGTGGCATGGGAATGGGTGGTGGAATGGGCGGAATGGATATGGGCATGAGTGGGATGCCCCCAGAACAAGGTATGCCAGCAGATATGGGCGGAATACCACCAGAACAAGGCGCATTACCACCGGAAGGCGCTGCGCCTCCACCAGTGAACGCTGATACATTTGTTGATATGTTCGGAAGAGATTTCCTAATAGAAAACAAGGATGACTTTTTTAAGCTAGTTAAAATAGCTGAAGAATATAAGAAAAATCTTGACGTATATAAAAACATGCCCAAAACAGTAATTCCTTTAATAGAAGCTGCAAGTTCATTTATTCGTGGTGAAACCATGAACAAGAAAGAACTTATAAATGAAACTAGTAGAAACATAACCAAACAGTTCATTCTAAATGAGATTGGTGGATTTAGGTTTAATGAAGAAGGTATTATATTTGAATTCTTTGACCACGAATCTGAGAACGATGAATTATTAGAATCATCAGTTATACCATATGCCGAAAGTGAAGAAAGTATAAATGGCTAAGGTTAATATTTCTCTTCTTCTAGAAGAGTTAAAAGATTTCTATTTTAAAGAGGGGCAGACATTTGAGGTTCTTAGGGCCATATACCCACACGAGCCAAAAATTAATGTAGTTAAGTACAAGAAGAAGTATTTTACAAAACCACTTGGAGTAGACAAGAAATTTAAGAAGAACCTTATAAAAGAAGGTGATGATTTAGCTGATTTTTTCAAAGAAAAAACGAAGGGCGATTTCATAAGAGTGTTATCTATATTAGATAACGGAAAAAAAGCGGTATGCGAGAACCTTTCCATGCACAAAGAAATAAAAGAAGAATTCTACAAAGATAATTTTGTATTAGAAAGTGTTTATTTAAGAGATGGTAGTTTGAAACTCTGTAAGCGTAGTGTTTCAAAATATCTAGTTGAAAAGATAAAAGAAGAACCCAAGGAGAAAATATAATGAAGCTATCACTAGCACAATTTGAAAACATTAACCTACTTAGCAATCGTAATGTTGAGAATATTTTAAGAAAAGTAATTAACGAAAGTTCGAACGCTGCCCTCGTCAATGTATTTGACGATTCAGTAGTTCTTTATGACCACACTGATGGTAAGTTCCGCACTGCTGACTATAATTTAGATAAGGATAATTTGAGAGTTACGCTAGAAAATTTCGAAGAGATCCAGCTTGTCCAGTATGAAGAAAGCACAACTGAAATGATTGAGAGTTTCTTTGAAGATGAAGCTTCTGTCGAACAAATTTCAGAAAGCTATCGCAAGGAAATTATCGGTAGAGATTCTTATGTAAAGGATTTGGTAAACGAATCTCTTTCAAGCAAGAACTTCTTCGGTACTCCTGACTTCTCACAGATTGAAGAAGCAAAGGCAAGAATTAAGATTTCTTCTAAGGAAATGAAGTTCTTCGAAGCTTATCAAGAAAGAATCAAGGAAGTTCCAATGACCAAGATTGTTTCGTTTGACTGGGTAAATCCAGTTGCCGTTTCACTTGATGAAATGGAACAAGAAAGAGTTGTTGCTTCTGTTAATGTTGCCGAAGCTCACGATTTTTGGAGA